CCGAACTTGAAGTGCGGGCTGGACATGGCGGACATGACCTGGCGGTCACCGATCAGGTAGTAGCCGAAGTCGACAAAGTTGATGTCGCCCTGGGTGCCGAGCACGCCCGGCGCCTTCTCGGTGAACACCACGGGCCGACCGAGGATCGTCATCGGCGGACCGGCCTGACCGTTGTTCAGCCAGATGGCCGAGCCACCGGTGCCGACACTGAGTGCCATCGTGGCCAGCTCGGGGAAGGTGTCGATCGAGCAGACCCAGACCGCGCGGTCCAGAGAGCCCGGCAGCATCCGGGCGAACATCTTGACAATGTTCTCCCAGACGATCGTTGCACCCGGCTGGCCCACTTCCTTCGCCACCGCGATGATCGAGCCGTTGCCGGCGTTGAGCGCACCGAGCGGCTCGCCGACGCCGGTGCCCTTGAGGAACGCAATGTCCTCGTAAAACGACAACGCCTCGGGGAAGATCTGATCGATGAACGCCTGGAAGGAACCGATCGAGTCGGAGAGCAGCTCGTTCGGGACGGTGGTGTAGGCGGTCAGTTTCTTGGCGTCGAGGACGATCCGGCCAAACGACGCCTGGCTCTCGGTAAGCGCGGCGCCTTCCTCGGTCCAGTAACCGACGATGCCGCCGTACACGCTGGAAGCGTTGGAGGTGGCATCGATCGCGGGGAACGGAACCCGCAGGGTCTCCATCGGAATGACCCGAGCCCGGCCCCGGACGATGCCGGTCTCCAGCGCCACCCGCAGCAGCTCGGACCGCAGGGTCTCCGGAATGAGGAACCCGCCCTCAGACGGCACCGTCGAGCTGAAAGCGTTGCGCAGCCGGTTCAGCTTGTCCTGCACCGACGCAGTGCGGTTGGTGTTGTGCCAGATCGTGCTGAAGAAATCCGCCGACGTCGGGTAGTCCTTGTCAATCGCCGCGCCCATCGCCCGCGGGTTGTACAGGCCGCCGCGAGCGTTGCGGCTGGTCTCCTGCAGCACCGCGGCGGGGGTGAGGTTCGGACGCTGGGGGCGGGCGACGTAACCCTCCGAGTCGGGGTTGTCGGCCTGGTCCTTGAGCCAGCCGGCCAGCACGACCTGCACCTGCTCGGTGACCTGGTTCTGGATCGAGATGTCCTTGTCCAACTGCGCTCGCGCGTAGTTGGTGATGAACTGCCCGAACAGTTCCTGACCGCCCTCGGTGGTCAGCATCGCCACCATCTTGTCCCGGTTGCCGAGCATGTCCTCCAGCTCGGCCGGGCCGGTGGGAATGGGCCCGATGTCCTTGAGGGTCAGCGGCGGCCCGTTGCGCGGTCGCCCGGCCTTGGACAGATCGATGCCGAAAGCGTCCAGCTGGGCCCGCTGGTACGGCTGAGTAACGGTGGGATTCACGCGCGTGCCTTCCTGATCGCCTCGGCGAATACCGAAGGGTCGAAAACCGATACCGGGGCGGGATCGGGAGTAACGGAAACCGGTTCTGACGCCGGCACATCATTGGTGACCAGGGTCACCGCCGACTTGAACAGCGACGGATCCCAGATGACGGGCTCGGGGATCGCCGCGGTGAGTGCGGTGCGGAACGACGCCGGATCCCAGGTGACTGGCTCGGGATCGAGCGCTGCCTCAGGAAGCGTCGGGATGTCGATCACAATGCTCGGCTCGATGGTCAGCGGCTCGATCTTGGGAGCGTGCGCGTAGTTGGTGAGATCCCATTTCGCTGCCTGCTGGTGTGCCTCGCGCTCGGTGGCCAGCGGCGCCACCTCATCAGCCAGACCGGCGGCCACCGCTTCATCAGCGGTGTACCAGGTCTCCTCGGCCATCACCTTGAGCCACGCCTTGGCGGTGCCGCCGGCACGCTCGGCGTAGATCGAGGCGATGTTCTCGGTGGTCGCGGTGAGCAGCTCGGCCATCTTGATCAAGTCAGCGGCCTCACCTATGGCGAAGCCACTGGCGTTGTGAATCATCATGGTCGAGTTCCGGCCCATGATGATCTTGTTACCGGCCTGGGCGATCACCGAGGCGATCGACGCCGCGAGCGCATCCACCTTGATCACCACGTTGGCCGGGTGATCACGCAGGCTGTTCATGATCGCAATACCGTCGAACACATCACCGCCGGGGGAATTCAGGTGCACGGTGATCTCGGCGACGTTCAGCGTGGCCAGCTCGGCCACGAGGTTCTGCGCCGTGACACCCCATCCGCCGATCTCGTCATAGATCCAGACGTCAGCGGCGTTACCGCCGATGTTCTGGATCTTGAACCACTGCTTGTCAGGCAGGTTGATCAGGTCGCGCCGGATCTCCTCGGCCGTCTTGACCGGACCGTTCCAGGTCATCGATCCCCCACCTGCTTCGGGCGCCAGATCCCTACGACCATTCCGCGGCATCGGTCCCGCCCTTCGCAGTCAATGTACCCACCAGTTGGGTACAGCCTGTTCACGTTGTCAATGATCGAGTTGCCCAGCCATTTGCCGTTGACCTTGCGGCACGGACCGCAGGTGTTCCTGTCCAACTGCTCGCTGGCATACCAGGCCGTGGTCGGTGCGGCCAGCAGGGTGTTGATCCGGCCCTGCCGCTGAGCCTGGGTCAGGGCAGCACCGAGCATCGCCTTGGGCGATGCCAGGTTGTCGAGCGTCGCGCGGACCTTGCGGGTGACATCGTCCGCGGTGTCGGCCGGATTCCAGACCCGTTGTGCCTCGCGGATGCAGGAGAACGTCACGCCTGCCGCGAGCAGACCGGCGGTCACCAGAGCGATCGACGTCAGCCCTTCCCGGCGGGGCGGGACAGCATTGATCTCGGTGTCCTGTTCGGCCGCTTCCTGAACGACATGGTCAGCGGCGTCCGCCCCGACACTGATCATGGCCTGCTGCAGAGCGGCTGCACCGTCAGCGCTCGCGGCTTCCAAGGTCAGCAGATCGTGGACGGTGCCCGAGCTGACGATCCGGTGCAGCTGCTCGATCAGGTCGTTTTTCTGTGCCTGCGTGATCGCCGTCCAGGACTCGATCAGTGCGGCCAGGTGCGACTCCCAGGACTCTTGCACGCCGGACAGATCAGGATGCTCGTTATCGGGCAGCGCCTGGGCATTGGTCGGCCAGTACTTGTGACGGGTGCTGTGATTCTTGGCGGTGCCCGGCGGGGGTGGTTCGGGATCGGCGTTCGGGTCCGGGGGTTCGTTCGGCAATTGAGGCGGTGCCGGCGGCTCGGGCTTGGTCCAGGACAGAGCCGGCAGGTTCAGCATCTCCAGCACCTCGGGAACGTCGAAACCCAGGCCGATGTAGATCGCGAGAGTCTCGGCCTTTCCCTTGCGCTCGGCGGCCTCGAATTCCTCGTTCTCCGGTACCGGATCGCAGTAGTCGAACTCGACATCGACAGTGGCACCCTTGGGGTAGAACAACGGCAGGAAGTCATTGTTCAGCGCTGCCTTGATGCGTTCCAGCCGGGGAATGATCAGCCACTTGGCGAACACGTATTCCGCGGCCTCGGCGTTCGCCCGGTTGACGTCGTCCGTGGTGCCGAGCAACGGCTTGGGGAATCCGAAGGCCTCTCGGATGATCTCGCTCGTGGTGGTCCGCAGCTCGGTGAACTGCATGTCCTTCATCGAGTACTTACGATCGACCCACTTGCCCTGTTCCAGCACGGCCACGCGGTGCGCGTTGCTCACTCCCTGGTGCTGTTCGCGCCAGCGGGACGTCATCTCATCGAACTCATCGTCCGAGAGTCGTTTCTCCACCTCGATGATGCCGCCCGGCTCGGCGCTGTTGGTGAAGAAGTTGGCCACGTACTGGGCGGCCATGTTCGATGCGTTCAGGTCGGGCAGGATCGTCTGAACGGGGCCCATGCCCCGGTAAGGGTTCATCGGGTCCGGTGACCGCAGCATGATCACCTGGTTGACCTTGAGCGGGATCTCCTCACCGTTCGGGCCGGTGTAGATGTACCCCACCAGGAAATCATCGGCGTTCGGCACCGGCTGCATCTTGTCCGGGCGCACCGGCCAGAGTTCCAGCGGCAGATCGGACCGGGGATCGCGGGAAACGACCCACCACGCCTCACCGGTCAATTCCTGGTGTTGCTGGAATGTCTCGACGAATTCCTGCCGGGGAAAGAAATCGTTCGGTTTGTTCCAGATGTTCAGAGCCAGGTGGACAGTGACCTCGGTGCGGTCCTCTTTCTTTCCGGACTTCGCCTTGCGCCAGAGCTTCCAGTCGACCTGAGATGTGGCATTGGCGCATTTCGTGACAATGGCGAATAAGGTCCCGACCTGGCCGAATGCCTGCATCTCGTGGACCATCGGCGACGGGGCGGCGAACAACTGGGCAACAGTGGTCCGGGCAGCGACGTACGGCACCGCTGACTTGTTCGCGATACGCGCGACGGTACCGCCCAGGGACTTCACAAGGTCAGGGTAGCGGTCAAGGTCAAGAATCCGGAGTCACCGGTCCGGTTCACGGTGTCAGCGTCGGTCCGGGCCGCTGCTCGCAGGAGACCCCGTCCCGATCGCCGTCCAGCTCGGGGACATAACCGGCCTGGCCGCTACTGGCTGCGGCCTGGGTCCGGCAGGACAGGGCTGAGTCGTTGCACCCGCTGAGTGCGAGCAGCAGGCCGACAACGACCACGAGGACCGGTACCAGGAAACTGTTGCATCCTGGGGCTTCCTTCGGTGCGCCTTCACTTCTCATGGGTGATCCTGTCTCGTGAGGTTCTCCAGAATGATCATTGCTATGCCGGCCACCAGGAACCCCAGCGGCACGAACACCAGGAAGGCAGCGACGGTGATGGACGCCATACCACCCAGGTGCAGGCTCATGGACATCGGGCCCTGCCGGACCCACCAGCGTGCCGCTGATCCGGCGAAGTTCTGACGCAGGGTCAGCGGCTGGACATGACGCGGACCCTTGGCCGGCCGAGGCTCAGTTCCATGGCGAAATAGCGTCCGGCGTCGCATCCGTGGTCATCCTCTTTCACTGGTGTTTCTTTCGGTGTCTTGCCCGCGCCTTCATCCCAGATGTAGCCGGGGATCTCCTCGGCGAAGCAGGTCGGTTTCTTGGCGTCGAGCAGTTCCTGATCAGCCTTGTGGATCCGGGAATCGCGCATGATGTAGATGCCCCGCTTGCCGTCCGCCCTCGGGCGCAGGCGTTTCTGGAACTCCTGGATCCCCTCGGTCACCGCCTTGTGGGCGGAGAGGGTGCTCAGCCCGAGGTCACGCTCGAGAACCGTCCGGCCCTCGGCGTCATGGTCACAGATGATCGCCCTGGGCTTGGCCTCCAACCATTCGCCCTTGCGGCCCACCTGCTGGCGGTTGTCGGTGACGTGCTTGAGGATCATGGCAGCGTGCTGGTCATTGGTCCGCTTGGTCAGGTAGATCTCGGCGGTCAGGTAGGCGATGCCGTCCGGGTCTATCGCCCAGTCCTGCCAGACGAAAGGGTTGACGAACCCGAAGTCAATGGACCAATACCGGGTCCAGTCCTTAGGCACCCGGAACCTGTCGATCAGGTGGACGCTCGGGTCGTACTCCTCGTAGATCATGCCCTCGGCGGCAACCCAGAGTCCGTGCCGCAGGCGCTGTTTCCGGACGCCGGACAGGTTGTCGAGCTTGGAGATGTACTCCCTGCCCCGCTCGGTGGCGGTGCCGTCAGCGTTCAGCAGGGTGGGGTTGTCCTCGTGCCGGCTTTCTATCATCCGCGTCTTGCCTTGGTTACAGCGGACTTTCAGCCAGTGCGTTGGGACGTCAGGGTTGGTGTCGGCAAGGATCTGCTGGTAAGGGATCTTGCCATTGCGCAGCCGGGTGGTGATCGACTCCCAGTCGGTCTCGGTCAGTTCAATGGCTTCCTGGACGTAAACGACGTCGTACTCCGAGGACATGATGCGGGTGGGCTTGTCCATCCCGCCGACCATGACCTTGGACCCATTGGTGAACTGGTATTGCGGCGGTTCCTCCGCCGATCCGCCGTAGTACCGCATCAGCCCGGCGGCGATGGCCTCGGCGGCAACGTGCTCGCGCCAGGTGACCAGGGCCGTGGATCCAAGGCTGGCCAGTGTCTTTCGCACGATCAGCCCGCGCATACCGGGGTACTTCAGCGCCATCACGAGCAGCCGTTCCAGCAGTGCTCTGGACTTACCGGTGCCGGCCGGACCGGACAGCAGGATCTCGGAGTCACGCGCGGTGAAGGCCGTGCGGCAGCCACCGCGGGGTGAGTAGGTGTGTTCCATGGTCTTGGTCATAAGTAATCCAGCAGCTCCACGCCGCGCGGTCCGGGGAAGG